CTGTCGAGGGAAGCCCCCTTGCTGGTCTCGCTGGTTTGATTCCGGAGCTGACCTTTGAAGACGTTCAACGTCACATCTGATGGCAGCAAAAAGAAAGATCACCGAGGCGACACGTCGTGCTCGGCGCAAATACAATGCAACGCCCAAAGCTAAGAAGCGGCGGGCGGCGCTAAATAAGATCAATCGCCAAAAAGGGACCTATGGAAATGGTGATGGACTTGACAACAGCCACACCAGCCGTGGTCGGACGGTAAAAGAGAAAGCGTCCGCTAATCGGCGCCGCAACGGTCGTAACGGCAAATCAAAATACAAACGTTAGGACCCTTATTGTGGACATTATTATTGGAGGAGTTATTAGCGCAGTTTTAGCTGCTGCTGGTTTTACCGCTAATACACTTACCAGGCTTGATCGACGTCTAGATGTTTTAGAAGTAAACTTAGCCAAAAACTACGTTACTCGAGAAGAACTAGACGCTAAATTTGACCGCATGGTTATCTTCTTTAACCGCTTAGAAGATAAAATTGATGCCCACGTATCCGAAGATGCCCGCCGTATCAATGACATGAAACGGCGCTACAAACTTGACGACTAATTAACCCTATACATGAGCCACCGATGGACACGCCACGAAGCCTTATGCATGACCTTCTCACCTTTCGCGCATCTGATGCAAAGCGAATGTGGAGGGAAAACATATTCATTCGTGACGGCTACCGCTGCACATACTGCGGCTCTACCGAAAACTTGACTATTGACCACATTCACCCACGGTCGAAGGGTGGCGAACGGTGGTCGACTTCCAACTGCACGACAGCATGTCGTTCCTGCAATCAAGCAAAAGGATCCATGCGGGTGGAAGACTTCATCTCTCTTAAATCAGCATAATGGCTTTTCCTGACTCGCCAAGTGTAGGTGAAATCTATACTTTTAGGGGTGTTGTCTATACATGGAGTGGTTCTAGCTGGACCTTCACAGAGGACGGACTACCTAATCAAGCCACTATTACTAAAACATACTCCGGCCCGTTTTCGGAGACATACGACTACCCAAAAAACGCCTCTGGTTATTTCTTTCAAAACTCAAGCTATTTTTTAATGGGTGGTCATGATGGAAACCCTGACGTTGTAGAAGACGTTGAGGAAAACGGTTCAACAGTTGTCAAATTTACCGCAACTGAATTTACAGAGTCTGGTCAGTCAAACGTACCATCCGGTCTATACGACAGATCTACAGGTAAGATCACTCTACATGGGTTTACCTCTGACATGTTTATCATTGTTCGGGCAAACCTTGACGTAGAGCCGGACAGTGACGAGTCACAAGCTGAGTTTATACTGGATTGTGTTTCTAATGGAGCTACGGGTAATTTTAATTTCTCCATTGACTCTTTGCTTCTAAACATGGATCAAGGTGCAGAGCTTACCTATCAAGGTTTAACTAGCACTCCTGTGTTTATTGGCGACTCTCTTGCAGATAATGGAGGGGCTGCTGTTATTACCCCTAAAGTGCGGATGGTCAACACTGGTGGAGACGTTAAACCAAGAACCCTTGCCATCTACGTCTTCTCATGAATCCTATTTCTGCAACAAATCTAACTATGGAGGGGGATGAAAGAAACATCCTCCTTACTGCTGACACAGCGGTTGGTATCGTTGCCTTTACCGGTGATCGTCATGCTATTACAAACAAAGCTTTAGGCACTCTGCTAGCAGAAGAGTCTCCCCGGTCAACTGACACTAACCCCCGCATCCGCGTAAGTGTTTTAGATGATGAAGGTAACGTTAAGCGTGTCATTCTACGAAACAAACGTGCCTTCTTCATTTTTAAAGAGTTATCTAACGGAAGTCTAGTTCGTGTTTCGACAGATGCTACCCGTACCGGCATGGTAACGGAGATAGTAAACTATTTAAATGCTCTGTTTTCTGGCGCTGGCAGCTCTGTTTCTGGTGTATCCCCTGATATTACTAGCTCTCTAACCCCAACTTTGACTACAGGAGAGACCTTAAATTATACCCTTGTAGCTTCTAATGGTGTTGGCTATGAATGGGAAGACCTACCAGCAGGCGTTACTACTGTTGACGGTAACATCCGAAAATTGATTGGTGGTTCTGCTTTGACAGCAGGTACTTATACCATGACTGCTAAAGCTATTAACTACTTTGGTCAGGCTACTGAAAGCATTGTTCTAACCGTTGTTGATCCCCCATTTAACAACACTCGATCTATTGAGTTTAACGGGTCTTCTAACTTCTTAAGTGTCAGTGATGAGACCACTGTTCAGGTGTTTAACCGAGCTTCTAACGGAAGTGGATCAAGTGATGCCTGGTCTATGTCTATGTGGTTTAAGCCTAACGCTAATAACAATGGTCAAACCATTCTATTTGCCGGCAACAACTCTGATGTTCAAAATGGTGGATATTTTGAGTTAAGGTTTATTGGTTCTCAGGATCGACTCAGGCTTAGGTATGGCACTAGCGTCAACTACCTACAATTACAGACTGGCGTAGATAGTGTTCCTAGTGGATCCTGGCAACATCTTCTAGTCTCATATAACGGTGGGACTACGGGTTCAAGTAGTGCCAATATGGCTGACTACTACAGTCGGTTTAAGATCTTCATTGATGGGTCTCAAGCTTCTGTAATCACTACCCACAACAATTTTGGCTACACCGGGTCAGTAGATGCTTCTACTATTAAGATAGGTCGCTTTGTTTCTGGCAACAGTCTGCAAAACAATGCTTTTGTTGATGAGCTGGCTTTGTGGGACTCTGATCAAAGCTCAAATATTTCTAGTATCTACAATTCTGGCACCCCTTTTAACTTAACCACTCTGGGGACGCCACCTAATCATTGGTGGCGTATGGGCGATGGCGATGTATATCCCCATCTTACTGATAATGGTTCTGATGCTGTCACATTATCTAGGCTCCAGATTAATAACCTGACAGCTGCTAGCATCGTAACTGATGCTCCTTAATAAACATTTGCCTTCTTAGGCCTGAATACAATGATTTCAAGAGCATACAACTTTCTCAAGCGTGGCTGCGGCACCCGCACATTGACCTCTAGTGCAGTAACTGCCCTCGGCGCTCTGACTACTTCTTCCACCCGCAACGACGTCCTGGACATTATCCGTGACCTCGAAATCGCTGATCGTGCTGTGACTAACAACAGCATCGGTGGCGCTAGCTCCACTTGATAAATGGCCTCCAAGAAAAAGGGGGCAATGAAGGGGTGCGGTATCAAGAACGGTTGTAAGTCCAAGAAAGGTGGACTGACCGCGAAGGGCCGCGCCCGCATCAACAAGAAGACTGGTAGCAACCTAAAGGCCCCTGTTACCGGCAAAGTTAAGCCTGGCTCTAAAGCAGCCGGGCGTCGCAAGTCCTTCTGTGCTCGGTCCCGTGGTTGGACCGGTGAGCGCGGTAAGGCAGCCCGTCGTCGTTGGAAATGCTAATCATGGCACACAAAGGTAAAGGCTCCTGTAAAGGAGGCAAGCGCGGAGGCAAGAAAAAGTGAGCCTCTATCGCAACATCAACAAGCGCAAGAAGGCCGGAACCTCCCGGTCCAAGAAGAAGTCCACTATTTCTAAAAAGGCTTACGCCAACATGAAGGCTGGCTTCCCAAAAAAGAAAAAGAAGTAAACCACCATTCCTACTATGTCTGTTACTTGGTCCATTGGCTCCGTCGAGAGTCGCACTGCTGACGGTTTTGTCTGCTGTGCCCACTATGAGGCTACCTTCAACGAAGAGCGCATCTATGGCTCTGTTGGCTTTGAGCCCGTTGAAGATGTCTCCCGTATCGACTCCTACGTCAGCTACGAAGACCTTACTGAAGAAGAGATCGTCAGTTGGGTGAAAGAGTCCCTCGGCGAAGAAGAAGTCGAAGTTATTGAAACCGATCTCGTGCGTCGTGATGCAGAGCGTGAAGCTCCTGTGATGCAATCTGGCACGCCTTGGTGATGAATACATAGGCCCCTCGTGGGCCTCTTTTATTATTATGAAAACCTGCACAAAGTGCGGGGTAGATAAGGAACTAGACAGTTTCAGCAAAAATAAGCGTGCACCTGATGGGCTCCAGTATTGGTGTGAGCCTTGCATGATTGTGTCGCGTCGGGAATCTACTCTGCAAAAGTTATACGGTATTGGCTTAGAACAATACGAACAGATGTACGAAAAGCAGGATGGTTGTTGTGCAATCTGCAATCAACACGCTGACTCGTTCAAACACCGTTTATCAGTAGACCACTGCCACACCACTGGCGCGATTCGGGGTCTTCTTTGTCACAACTGCAACACAGCTATAGGCAAACTTAATGACAACATCGAGCTCTTCTCAAGAGCAATTAGCTACCTTAGAAGCCAAGATCAGGGATGACTTTCGAGTCTTCCTGACGCTTGTTTGGCGTGAGTTAGATCTCCCAAAGCCCACCAGGGCCCAGCTAGCAATTGCTCAATACCTACAACATGGCCCCAAGCGACTACAGATTAGTGCCTTCCGAGGAGTTGGTAAGTCTTGGATTACAGCTGCCTTCGTACTCTGGGTGCTCTTCAATGACCCTGATAAGAAGGTCATGGTTATCTCTGCATCTAAAGAACGTGCAGACAACTTCTCCATCTTCTGTCAAAAACTAATCCTTGATATCTCTTGGCTAAATCACCTAGGTCCAAAAGACTCAGATCAACGCTGGTCCCGCATCAGCTTCGATGTAGGCCCCGCGAAACCCCACCAGGCTCCCAGTGTAAAGAGTGTGGGTATTACCGGACAGATGACCGGTTCACGTGCCCACTTGATGATCTTTGATGACGTCGAGGTTCCTGCTAACTCCGCTACAGATATGCAGCGGGAGAAACTCCTGCAGCTTGTAACTGAAGGCGAATCAATCCTTACTCCTGATGATACCTCCCGAATACTCTTTCTTGGGACACCGCAGTCGGTGTTTACCATTTACAGAAAGCTGGCCGAGCGTTCCTACAGGCCATTTGTCTGGCCGGCCCGATACCCCAAGAACATGGCAGGTTACGAGGGTCTCCTCGCGCCTCAACTTGTGGAAGACATCGAGTCAGGCGTGGAGGCAGGGACACCCACCGACTCCCGATTTTCAGATCTAGATCTAATCGAACGTGAGGCGGCTATGGGCCGCTCAAACTTCCAACTTCAGTTCATGCTCGATACGAGCTTGAGTGACGCTGAGAAGTTCCCACTCAAGTTCCAGGACTTGATTATTACTCCTCTGGGTATGGAGTGCGCTGAGCGCTACGCCTGGTCTGCTGATCCTCGATACATGATCAAAGACCTAAACCCCGTAGGACTGCCCGGAGATCGCTTCTATGGGCCGATGTTTATTGATGAGGGTATTTGTCCTTATGCGGAAACAATCGTGTCTGTGGACCCTTCTGGACGGGGTACAGACGAGACTGTGGCTGTGGTTCTATCCCAGGCGAATGGTTATATCTTTGTACGTGACCTTCGCGCTTATAATGATGGGTACTCAGATGACACGCTGTCCAGTGTGGTTCGTCTTGGGAAGAGGTTCGGAGCTTCAAAACTATTAGTCGAATCCAACTTTGGTGACGGCATGATTATGGAGCTCTTCAAGCGCCACTTGATGCAACAGCAGGCAGGTATGGACGCTGAAGAAGTCCGGGCTACATCTAACAAAGAGGCACGTATTATTGATACATTAGAGCCAGTAATGAATCAACATAAACTCATTATTGACCCTAAAGTATGGGAGTATGATTACTCCAGCAATCCTGATGCTCCTCCCGAGAAACGTCTGGAATACATGCTGGGATATCAGATGTCTCGTATGTGTCGTGAGAAAGGCGCTGTCAAACACGATGACCGAGTCGACGCCCTAAGCCAAGGCGTCCAATACTTCATCGACAGCCTTGCTCAAAGTGCTCACAGAGCTCAGGCAAACCGTAAGCACGAAGAGTGGCTGGCTATGGAGCAAGCCTTTATTAATAACCCCCAACTAGCCACAGATGCACTAGTCCTTGGAAAGTCCTTCAAGGGGCTCACATCCCTTGGCAGCACTAAGGTTTGGGACTGGGTATAAAAATTAGGGGATCTAAGCAGGGAGAGTGGTGCCTTCCTGTGTGGATATGCGGTGAGATTGGAGGAAGAAGTCTGGTATTTCCGACCTCTCCTCCTTTCTCGTTTAATCACCAAAGACAATCAGGAACATCAAGGTTGAGACACCTGGGGACTGGCTACTGGCCCCAAAACACAGATGTAACACCGTACATACACACAGAAAATCACCAGTAGCAGAGCCGTCAGGCGAGGTGGGTGCCAACCAACCACACACCGAGACCACAGGCACAAGACGAAGTCATTCGGATTGGGATATCACAATCGACCCGAAGGGGAGATCTAGATATCACATCATCCGCACCTGAGTCTTCCTAACCGTATAACCACTATTGTTTATGACTAGAGTAAGTCTAGTCTCTTCTACTGACAAAGCAGAAGAGCTTATTGCTTATTGTGCAAGGGTATCTAACCCGTCTAATCAGGATAATCCTGAGAGCAGTAGACTCATTAATTACCTTATTAAACATCGTCACTGGAGCCCCTTTGAGTTAGCTCATGTGGTGATGGAGATAGAGACAACTAGAGCTATCTCTGCTCAGATCCTTCGTCATCGTAGTTTCTGCTTCCAAGAGTTCAGTCAAAGGTATGCTGATGTATCCCTTATGGACTTTGCTGAAGTACCTAGCCTTCGTAGGCAGGATACAAAGAACAGGCAGAACTCTATTGATGACTTAGACCCTAAGAAGGTCTCTATGTTTAACAAAGCCATAGCTTCTCATTATGCAGAGGCTGAAGATCTCTACAGAGAGATGTTGGCTAATGGTGTTGCTAAAGAATGTGCTCGTGAAGTCCTTCCTTTAGGCACACCTACCCGCCTCTACATGTCGGGATCTATTCGATCTTGGCTGCACTATATCGACCTCCGCAGATCGAACGGTACACAACTCGAACATCAAGAGATTGCTCTTGCTGCTGAGGAGATCCTCAGAGGCGTTGTACCGAACGTTTGTGCGGCTATGTGGGATTTATCATGACCGATAGGGATAGACGCCTTCAGGAGGCTCTCAGAGCTGCTGTAAAGGCAAAGAACCCTTGGATGGCTGCTTCTATCCGTGCTGCTATGCGTGGTGAGGAGTACGATCCATTCGATGGGTTGAGTATTCATCCGGAGGTCGATGATCTCTGGAAGAAAGAAAAATGAAAAGCCACCCCATCTCCGCCATCTCTGACGAGATGTCCTCGATGGGGAACACCTCGGAGTATTACGACAGAAATTTCTGAAGGGTAATACGTATGACGGGCGCGCGAATTCCCCCCGTGTACCCCCCTGCTAGTTGAGAAAACCCCGCCACTGTTGAGAATCGGGCACCCCGGGGCCAGCACAGGTCAAGGGGGAGGGGGCCACACCCCTGTCATACCAAGGGTTCTCATTAGTCCCTAGAACTAATGGGCAGGGCAGGCAGGGGTCGGCCGGGCAGTGCACGCATCCGTGTCACATCCGTGCCTCTTTATATTTCTGTGCTCATCTGTTCGTTATATAAACCTAGCTTATCCATCAACCTATCTATTGATAACACAGCCTTATGACTGAGAAAGAGAAGCTCTACAAGTCCAACGTGCAGCGCTCACTCGTTGAGATGTATCAGCACATGGAGAAGATGCTCGACTACATCCCCGAAGGGATCGAAGAAGCAGAGCTCACAGAAGACCACAAAGAAATCATCAACAAGATCGAGGCCATCGAACAGGAATGGATCGTGGACCCCGACCAACGCAAAGACCTATCTCTCATCAACTGGGAAGACGACTCATGAAACAAATCGGATACGGACTATGGCTATCGGCCTTCATCTTCACGATGAGCCCACAAGCCTGGACCCGCAACAAGGACTACTACCCACACTGCTCACCCATCGCTCACGAGATCCAGCAGGCATGGCATGAAGGGACAGTAACCACTGAGGAGGCAGGACGACTCATCCAACGCTGCTTGTCAGCCGAGGAGCGTGGCGTCTTCATCCCCTAATCAATTCCACTAAGCAAACCCTAGTAATGAAACCCCTCGTCATTGTCGGCCTTGTATCCCTAGGTCTTGTCGCCTGTGCTCCCAAGACTGTCGAGCCTATCGGCACGGTATGCAGACTCACTGCTGCTCCAATCGACCTAGCTCTTGAGCAGGGCACGATCACCCTTGAGGAGCGCAACTCTCTCATCAGCCGCTGCAACACCAACTTCGCTCAAGTTAAGTAGGAATACTCACGACCAATCACTTGCACTCAGCACGGTGAGGTGCCATACTATGGACATCAGCAACCCACACCACACCATGACCTACGAAGAATCCTTCCTCTCCACCTGTGACGCCGAAGGCCTGGCACCTGGCTGGGCCATTAAGCAGATCTTCGAAGAGCACGGATCAGACCTCGAGGACTACCAAGCCAGCACACCCAACTGGGAAGACGGCGAAGCAATCCTCAACTGGCTCGGCTACTGAGTCGCCTGAAGACTCAGGCTCTGATCACACCACACACACCACACACCACACAGCCCTCGCCACGGCGGGGGTTTTTTATTGCCTGCCCATAGCCTCAGTATCAACGAGTACACATCTCAATGACATGTAGCAAGGTCAGCAATGACATTGCGAACTTTACATACTTGTAACAATCCTGTAAACCCACTGTGCTGCAGTGGATCTCAACCACAAGTATCTCTCATCAGCGGCCAATCCTCCACGAATCACTTGCACGTAGCCAACCCATGGGGTTATGTTGTGTACATCGAACGGAAGAGCGGACCAGACAACCGCTCCACTCCACCCACCGCCTGAAGCGAGAGGCCAGCAGGATTCCATCCGACGATTGAGTGGTTCGAACCAGTGAGCAGCGACTAGACAGTTGGCTGTTGGGTCAAACCCACTCACTGGTCTGGCTCATCACGAGCCTCCCTTCACTTGCACACAACCAATGGAAGGTCCCAAGACTAAGTGGTCCCACCGAAAGCTGGGGCCTGTCAAATACCTGAAGAAGCGCAGCAAGCGATGTGTTGCCCAGTCCGTTGAGGACATGGAACGCATCATTCGCAACGCACAGATCGAGGCCACCAACAAGGCAGCCCACGAAGCCTCTTACTTCACCAGCAACTTCTGAATTCCACTCAACCAACACACCACCATGAAAAGCAACGGCCAAAAAGCAGGCAAGCAATACAGCTCCCTGTTTCATCACGCTCGCAACTTCGAGACCAAGCGCACCATCAACCCAGCAGAGGCAGAGGTTCGTATCTCTCATCGGCTGGCCCACCTGAACCTCAGCTACTGATTGCACGTGACCAACTCACAAGAGCTTCACACCATCTGGCAACAGATGACCCAAGCCCATCAACAGCTCAACAGTTCCACAGGTGCTGAGCGCATCCGGCTTCAACAGCTGATCAACATGCTCCGCCTTGAGTATCGCCACCTCACCAGCACTTTCCGATGAGCGCTTACGACTGCCACTACTACGACCGCAAAGGTAACCACCGCATCTTCTGCTGCTACGCCCGGGACATCCTCCACGCACGTCAACAGACAGAGGAGCTGGTTGGCAAAGATCTCTCACGCATCACCGGCCTGGTCAAGGTCGACAACTTCGACTGGTAACTCATGAATCACTTCACCGTAACCATCAAGCTCGACACCCTCAGCGACTACCCCGAAGAGTGGATCGCTGATCTCGTAGTCGATGCACTCGAACTTGACCTCGGAGAACAATTGCGCAGCATCTCATGCTCTACAGATTCCGTGATCGCAATACCGGCAAGTGGGAAGCCCGAGAAGGACTGACCCGCATCGAAGCCGCTTGCGCTTTGCCCATCGGCTCTTGGGAATGCCGGTTCGTCGAAGACGACCACGGCGTCCACATGTATGAGCCCAACCTTCACGACCGCTGACTTCCACCTAACCAACCAAACCATGGAACTGACTCAACTCACCGACCAACAACTGATCGACCGCATCAACTATCTGGGCGAAGAGATCCTGGCGCTCTCTTCAGACGACATGTACTACGCGATGACCTGCAACCGCTACGACGCAGTCAAGGAGGAGCTCGACGCACGGGGGCTCTGGTGATGGAACCACTGTCTGACTTCGCTTGGTTCCTGCAGGACTCAACCGATGAGGTCCTGGCAGATGCCTACGAGCAATACATGGACAACCAAGGCTCCATGTGGTTCCACGACATCTTCTGGGAGGCCAACCGCAGAGGCCTCACCCTCAGCGACCTAGAGCAAATCCTCCTCAACAAACAATGATTCGATCTCTCATCGCAACGCTTGCACTCAGCACACTGTGCATCCCACAAGTGCAAGCCTCCACCTACACCGAGAACGACCTGCTCGACACCTTTAAGGACATGGGCGGGAGGGTCTACATCGACTCCAAGATGTGTGACACGTATCCACAGGCCTATGGGATACAACAAGGTGCAACCGTCCACCTTTGCACCCAGCCTCACGGCAACGACACGGCTGAGTGGAAGGACACCATCCGGCACGAGATCTGGCACGTCGTTCAGATGTGCAACGAAGGCCCCATCACTAAGCATGCCGCGGCCATGATCGCCGACGCTCACGAGAAAGGCTGGACGGAGGGCGGCTACCCACCCAGTGTCTGGCACATCGAAGCCGAAGCCCACTACGTGGCTGCCACTCGCTCAGCCGAGGAGATCAGGGTTGGCCTGATCAAAGCCTGTTCTTGATCACTTGCACTTAACCACATGAACGTATCTCTCATCGGCAGGCAGCTCCGCCGTGAGATCGAACAGGGCGAGGAGGCTCGACGACGCCTCGAGTCCCAAACCCGTACGGCTCACGAACGGGCCTACGGCAGCAGCACCGTCTACGGACAGAAGCTGCTGAAGACAAAGCTCGGCCTCGTTGCTGAGCACCTCAAAGAGCGACGCAACCGGATGATGCAGGGCCGTGGTGGTTCTGACTTCGCCAGCTGCGCTAAGCACCTCCGGGCTGCTGACCCTGAGATCCTCGCCGTCCTCACCATGAAGGTGGCTCTAGATGTACTGGGTCAAGAGAAAGCTCCCAACGTCACCCAACTGACCACCGCCATCGGTGCTGCTGTTGAGTGTGAACTTCGTCTCAGCTGGTACAGAGACCAGGACAAAGACCTGTATCGCCAGGTTGAGCAGCGATTCCACAGCTCCACTGGTACCCGCCAGAAGCAGACTGTCTTTCGTCTCCGCTTCAACCAGGCTGGGCTTGAGTGGGACACATGGGGCGCTGCTGTCCAACACAAGGTAGGCGCTTGGTGCCTCGATGGTCTGATCTCAGCCACGGGCTGGATCGAGAAAGTCCTAGTGCAGAAGTCCACTCGCAAACGGGCGACCGTGATGCGCTACTCCCGAGAGTTTCTCGGGTTGCGTGACGCGATCATGGAGCAGTCCCTACGCCTGGCCTACTGCATGTGGCCGATGCTTTGCCCGCCTAATGACTGGGCTGAGGATGAGCGTGGTGGGTACCTCACCGAGGACATCCGACAGATGGGTCCACTGGTCCGCAAGGCTGGAAAAATTGGCGGATCTAAGCAGGGAGACATACCTCTGTCATTCCTGAACAACCTGCAGCGTGTCGCCTACCGCTTGAACCCTGGTGTTCTTGCAGTGGCGAACACCTTGTTCGACTCTTTCACAAGTGTCGGCAAGATGATCCGCATGGAACGCCTTGACCCGCCGCCTGTCATCCCCGAGGATGCAGATGAGTTCACGGTCAAGGAGTACAAGCTCAAGCGCCGCAGGATTGAAGATCACAACGCCCAGATTGAGCAGAAGAACTGGCGCACAACCGAGACCCTGTTCGTTGCAAACATGTACGCCAACGAGGAGTTCTGGCTTCCCTGGTCATTCGACTATCGGGGCCGGATCTACTCACAAGTCACCTCCCTCAATCCGCAAGGCACTGACTTCGACAAGGCGCTCATCTACTTCTCGAACGAAGGACCAGCCGACGAGGGCTGGCTCGCCTGGCACGTGGCTACCACGGCCGGACACGACAAGCTCAGTCATGAAGACCGCAAGGCTTGGACGAGGGATAACCTATCTCTCATCACAGCCATCGCCCACGACCCCC